TTTTATCACTTATAGCGCACTTTATCCCATCGAGTGAAGTGTTTATACATTCACTTGCATTAGGTGGGTTTGGGGCGTATCTTTCGATTATTGTAAAAAGATTAATATTTAAAATATGAACATAATGTCTTGGGAAGAAATCTACGAACTATTAAAGAAAGATGAAGGCGAACGATTCACGCTTTATCAATTACTTCAAATCTTTATCAATGAGTCTGATTGGGTAGGTCAACCGCAACAACTACTTAAACTTAAAGAGATTCAAACAAACTTAACGGGCATTCGACCTGGTAATTGTTCGGGGTGTAATATCGAAGTCTTAAGAAACTTAGCAAGGTGGCTAAACAATTACGAGAAAGACCATCCACAAGTTGAGGAAGTAAAAAAGATTGGTAGACCTAAAGCAAAGTAACTATGGCACTTATAGCAATGGCGGTATATGATACCGAAGAAAACCAAAGGAGTAAATATACTCATAAGACTTTAGAATGTTTAACCGAAATGGTAGACTTAAGTAAACATGAAATTATAATTATCGATAATAACTCTTGTCAAGAAACTAAAGATATTATTGCAGACTTTGTAAATATGTTTAACCTAACTCTTATCTCTTTATCCGAGAACATTGGAACTGCTAAAGCTATCAATCGAGCATGGAAGCACAGAAAACCAAATCAGCATCTTATTAAGATTGATAACGATGTAGATATACTTTCATTCAATTGGGTAGATGAAATGGAAGAAGCAATCGAGCGGGATAAGTCAATAGGTATTTTAGGACTTAAGCGTAAGGACTTATTAGAGAACCCTACACGCAATGACCAATTTAAAAGCACGTTAAGAATGTTACCCCATTCAAATGGTGAAAGGTGGATAATTGTTGAGGATGTCGACCATGTGATGGGTACTTGTCAAATGTACAATTACCGATTAATAGATAAGATAGGCGGGTTAATGCAACCAGGTTTATACGGGTTTGATGATACTTTAGCAGGTGTACGTTGTAAGTTAGCAGGGTTTAAAAATTCATTCCTACCTCATATCGAGATTGACCACATAGACACAAAAGAAACTCCTTATTGGCAGGAGAAAAGAAATATCGCTGCTAAAGATATGGCAGAGTTTAATCTAATGAAAAGTAAATTATTAACGGGTGAACTATCTATTAAAGTAGAACTATGAAATCATATGAAACAACATCAATAGGTAATTTAACTTTAATAGCTTGCCTAAGTGATTTACAAGAGAACGGAATAGATGCAAGTTTAGTGAATGCAACTACTCAAAATAGTTTAGGTACATTTGAGATTAATAATGATTCTCAAATTGAAATAGCCGAACAAATTATGAATAAGTATTTTAATGTTAACCAAAAAGATTAACTATGAAAGTAATATCAGTTGTAGACGATAGAAACCGAGCGAGGGAACTTGTTAGAAGTCTTGACCATTTCGGATGGGAACACGAAATTATTCAAGCAAGTTGGCGAGGGTTTGGAACTAAACTAAACGAGTTGTATAGATATTTAGAAACCAATGAGATTAAAGACTTCATTTTTTTAGATGGGTACGATACTTTCGCACTTGCAACCCCTGACGAGTTTAAGAGTAAAATCAATTCACCAAGTTTATTAAGTGCCGAGATTAATTGTTGGCCAGATGCAAACCGAGTAAACGAATATCCATTAACTTCGCATAAGTTTAACTTTTGCAACTCAGGCAGCTATTATATGGAAAGAGATTTGTTTCTTCACCTAATGCGAGAAGAACCCGTAAGAAATGAAGATGATGACCAAAGATGGATGACAAACCAAGTAGTTAAACGTGGATTAACTTTAGACTATGAAAGAAATGGATTTCAAACCTTATGCGGAATAATCGAAGGTGAAGATTACATTATATCGAATAGTCGAATGATTACAAACTTAGGTACTAAACCATGTTTTATTCATGGGAACGGAAAAGCAAACATGAACTTTATATACGAATTAATATGAACAATCAAGAAGAAAAACCAAGTGCATTAAAGGCAATCGGGGTAATTGTCTATTTAGTAGTTATTGTAATAGCTATAACCGTTTTACTAAGATGAGTTTAACAAATGTAAAGCATACTTACACCGACACGGAACAATGGAACACATACATCCATGAAAAGTTCTGTGAGGAGGTAAATAAAAATCCTGAGTTAAAAGAGTTAAGGGACTTTGTAGAACAAAACGCTTTCGGGTTTGGTGAACGCTCATTTTATTGGATGTGGAAAATCATAGTTGATGAAATGCCAAAAGAGTTTACATTCTTAGAGATTGGAGTATTCAGAGGGCAGACAACTACGTTAATCCAATTACTCGCTAAACAAGCAGGTAAGAAGGTTAAAGTTTACGGAGTAACCCCACAAGACGCAACCGATGGACATTGGGATAGTGATTACCCTATGGACTTATTCACGCTTGAAAAGAAGTTTAATGTACCTCACTTAAATATCTTTAGGGGATTAAGTACAAACCCAGAGATTATCCAGGAGGTAAGCCAATTAAAGTTTGACATTGTCTACATAGATGGAGGTCATACATACGAGGTCATTAAATCGGACTTAGAGGTATATCCTAAACTTACTAAAGATTTTTTAGTGGTTGACGATTGCGCTAATAGGTTTAAGATACCTTTTGGAATGTTTGCAGGGATTGAATCTGTGAGCAATGCAGTAGACGAAGTCCTTCCACCGTTTGGCAATAAACTAAACTTTGACTATTTATTTAATGTGGTTCATAACCGCATATGGAGGATTAACAATGGGAAAGGGTAAATTTAGTGATGAGTTATTTGAAGCTATGTGTATGCGTATCAGTACAAGTGCTGATGGGTTGCATAAGGTATGTAGTGAGTTTAACATTTCGCCTATTAGCTTTTATCAATGGTTGAAAGATGACAAAGAGTTAGCTAACAGATACGCGCACGCGCGAGAGGTACAAGCAGAACTATTGGCAGACCAAATACTTAGCATAGCAGACGATAGCACAAACGACACGAAAACGATTATAGGCAAGTCGGGCGAACCAATTGAAGTAGAGAACACCGAGTGGACAAACCGCAGTAAGTTAAGAGTCGAAGCCCGTAAATGGATAGCTGCCAAACTTAAACCAAAGAAATATGGTGATAAGGTTGAGGTAGAGCAGAATGTAAACGTAAATAAGTTGCCTGATTGGTTAACTGCTCCAATTGAAAACATCAACTCAAATAAAACAGAATAGCGAAATAGGCGGGTAAATAGAATCTATACCGCCATTCACATAAAAAACATGATACTGAACCCAAACTTTTTATTCATAGAACAAAATATTAAAACAAAACGCGTGCTTGCCCTACAAGGTGGCACGCGTTCATGAGCAGGCAAAACCTATTCAGCCCTGCAATGGATAATTAGAACCTGCCATTTGTATCAAGGCATGACTATCTCTGTAGTGAGAAAAACCCTACCTGCCTTAAAGAGTTCAGCCCTTAGAGATTTTATTGAGATACTGCAAGGTTTAGGTTGGTATAACGAAGCCGACCATAATAAGACCGAGAACAATTACATACTAAACAAAAACCTGATTGAGTTCTTTAGTATAGACGATGCTCAAAAGATACGAGGTCGTAAAAGGGATATTCTATTTATCAACGAAGCCAATGAGATAGACATAGAAGATTGGCGTCAATTACTTTTAAGGACATCGGGCAAAGTAATAATTGATTACAACCCATCAGACTTTGAACATTGGATATACGACCAGGTACTTACTCGTGATGATTGCGCAACTTTAATAACTACCTACAAAGATAATCCTCATTTACCCGATGCACTTAAGCGAGAGATTGAAAGTTTAAAAGATGCAGACCCCGAGTATTGGAAGATATTTGGATTAGGAGAAAGAGGTCAATTAGTTGGCTTAGTGTTTAACAATTGGCGAGAAGGTGCGAGAGTTCCTGACAATGCTAAGTTAGTTGGATGCGGTTTAGATTGGGGTTTTAGTGCAGACCCTACCGCAGTAGTTAAAGTTTACCAACACGAACAAACTCTATTTATACAAGAGTGTTTATATGAACGTGGGTTAACGAACCCCGATGTAAGTAAACGACTTGAACAATCACTAAACAAGCGAGATGAGATTTATGCAGATTCAGCCGAACCTAAAAGTATTGAGGAAGTGTTTAGATATGGTTGGAACATTCGACCTACAATGAAAGGGGCGGATTCAATTATAAACTCCATCGATATTCTTAGGCGGTTTCAATTAGTTTTAATTGGGCATAACTTGTCGAAAGAGTTTAGAACCTACAAATGGAAAACAGATAAGGCGGGAAAACAATTAAACGAACCCGTAGACTTTAATAACCACTTAATAGATGCTACAAGATACTTGGCTTTAATGAAGCTAAACAATCGACCACGTGGAAAATATGCGACTACCTCGATATAAACAAAAAACTTTAGTTACTCTATTTATGAGTAATGATAAGAAGCTACGACAATTTAACGATTAAACAATTTTTACAATGCAAATTAATTGCGGAATTGGAACAAGACCCAGTTACCCGCAAGATGAAAATGTATGCAGAGGTATCAGGTAAGACTTTGGAAGAAGTCGAAGCTATGCCGATTGGTGATTTAGTTGCAGGTTTAAAGAGTTTAGATTCAATCGATACCCTAACAACCGACTCAAAGGTTAACATGAAGTTTAAGTTAGGTGGGAAAAGATGGATAATTAAATGGAGGCAGCAAGACTTAACGGGTGAGCAATATATCGACTCAACTTTCTTTTGTAAAGATGAAACTAAACTACTCCAAAACATTCACAACATCTTAGCAAGTTTAGCAGTAGAACGTAGTTGGTTTAAGGAATTACCCTACTCAGGTGAAACTCACAAAGAGCGGGCAGACCTCTTTTACAATCACATGAAAATTAAAGATGCATACCCTATCATGCTTTTTTTTTGCGAGTACTTCAAGACATTAGCCGACAATATTCAAATCTATTTAGTAACGGAAGCGGAGAAGGTAACTCGGGAGGTAAGGG